TAACACTTAAGGGGGACTAATCATCCCCTTAAGTAATACTTAACCCCGCACAGTTGTTGAACAGCAGTTCGTTCGTTCGTGCGGGGTGCGTATATAAAACCCATGGGTCCCTGGAAGCTATAAACGACCCAGAACGACCTTGAGATACAACACTCAAAGTTATTTCAAAATACCCACTATAAATTTTTTTTTTCATATATAAAAAACGGCATCAGGATTCAAAGATATGCAAAAAAATCCCGCAGAAAATTTTACGACTATAGAGATCGATCCAGTAACCGGTGAGCACTTATTAACAATACCCGAATGGATATGTGATGAGAATGGATGGTATGAGGGAGTAGAAGTAAACATCGAGTTTGATAAAGATTCGATTATTATTCGGAGTATCAATTAGGTTGACTGTGTATAGATAGAGTGTTATGATAGTGAAGTAGTTTAATTAAAGTTATGGCTAAAGGATTTACTGTAAAAGCAAAGACACCCAAAGCAACTGAGAGTGCTCCAGAATGGGACTATGAAAAAGCAAAGGAAATGGTAAGAGGTAAAACTATTGTCTTTTGTTTACCAGGTAGAGGAGTTTCTTATACGTATCTCAAAAACTTTGTACAACTTTGTTTTGATTTAGTGCAGGCCGGAGCAAGTATCCAGATTTCGCAAGATTATTCATCGATGGTAAATTTTGCCAGATGCAAATGTTTAGGTGCGAATGTATTACGAGGACCGGATCAAATTCCATGGGACGGTAAGTTGCAGTATGATTGGCAATTATGGATTGATAGTGACATTGTATTTTCGTCTGAGAAGTTTTGGCAATTAGTTCTGATGGACCAGGACATTGCGAGTGGATGGTATATGACAGAAGATGGTAGGACAACAAGTGTTGCACATTGGATGGAAGAGGATGATTTCCGTAATAATGGTGGAGTCATGAATCATGAAACCGGGGAGAGTATTTCAAAACGTCGTAAACCTTTCACTGTTGATTATGCAGGATTTGGATGGTTACTAATTAAGCACGGAGTGTTTGAACATAAAGAAATGAAGTATCCATGGTTTGCTCCGAAGATGCAAGTCTTTGAGAGTGGAGAGGTACAGGATATGTGTGGAGAAGATGTATCATTCTGTCTCGATGCTATCGAAGCAGGATTTGAGATATGGTGTGATCCACGGGTTCGTGTCGGACACGAAAAGACAAGAGTCATCTGATGGGACTGACAGAATATACAATTCTCCATAAAAGGAAAGTTCTGTATAAGAACTTGACGGAGGAGGAGTATTTTGATAAGATGGAGGACCTTTCGATAGAGTATTATCAGAAAGGTTCTCCAAGACCACAAGATCTTGAAACAAAAATCACAAAGTATTAAGGAGTTATTATGGCAGTACGTTCAAAGGTTGGATTGAGTGGTAATGGTTTTGTGGAAGCTAAACCGAAAAAGACTCGTCAAGGAAGTGGGAAGCATACAAAATATGCCGCGACTTCTCGTAATGGGAAACGTAAGATGTATCGTGGACAAGGACGGGGTTAATATATAATCATAGTATCATCATCATTATATGGCCTGTTTGATTGCAAATCTTCCATCGCAGGAAGTATGGGTTCGTAAGGAGTATCTAACGGACCATCAAAGTGGACATGGTGAATTTGTAAAGGGCGTTTGGGTATCGGTTAAATCGTTACCTGGACGTGCTTTTTATTTTGAGACTTATTTACCAGAGTATGCGGCAATGTATGATAAATTGCCTATCAGTGCCTTTGTAACGGACCCTGAGACCCCAAGTCCGGACATGAACCTACCAAACCTACAGTTTTGGAATTGTATGGACTACGGGGTTGTCTCGGTAGATAAGAAATTCATAGGATCAATGGACTTTGAATGTTATACACGGGACTATGGTAATGTAAAAGGTACTTATGTCTGTACTATTGATAACTATCATCATGATCCTGACTATGTTGATTGGTCGACCAGTGAGAATCCTGCCGAACACAAGTCTCATAACCTAATTGAACTTGAAAATGGGCAGTATGCACTGTATCCAAACAACAGATTACGTATTTTTGACAATAGTTTGACACCTGTCGAACCCAAAATGCCTGATTTTAAAGTATCAACTCAATATTACAGTGTTGAAAATGGTTTTGAAAGACTTGGAATGGGTCGTGAGGACGAATATTTCTGGAAAACTGCACAGGAACGTGAACTCTTACTTGAAGAGGATAGAAAATAAATAATAGTTCCATGCATTAGCATAATGTTACGTTCTATAGCAACATTTATTGTCTCTCTTCCTGTTTTATTATTTCCTTCTGCCTCAATAGCAGATCCTTATATTAATATTGAGTCTAATGCCGGTTATGTTACTAGATGTTCCAAATGTCCAACCAAATATAACGGTGGTATTACCGAATTTCATATTGGTTACAAAGGAAAAATTGGTGAAAAATCATCATATTATTTTCAAGGTGGTCCAGCCCTTGTTAGTGAATCTGGTAATATGAATGAAAATGAAGGTTCAGCAAAAGCTGGTGTTAATTTTGAACTAAGTAAAAATCTTAGTGTATATGGTGAAGTTTGGACAATATCTGATGGAATTGGTTTCGATGGAAATCAATTTACCACTAAAATTGGTGCCACAGTAATATTTTAATTTTTTATAAAAAATAGGGATAGTAACCCCTTAAAAAGTTCTGATTTTAACAATCAGGAGTAAAAATGGGCAATTCAACAGTTGACAGAAATACAAGTTACATGAAAGAAGTGTGGGGAACAACAAGTTTGACCACAGATTACTGGTCATTACCCAAAAAAATTGAAAATTCGGAAGAAAAAGTACTTCAAGAGATTATGCACGATGATTTGAAAAAAGGACAGAAGAATCTCCAGGAATAGAGTATAAATATAATTAAGAAAACTCTTTGATAATAAAAATGAAGAGGATATCAAGAGGGTTTAAAGATATAAGTTTATCTTTTGATCCTCATCCTACTACTAAAGATATTCAAGTATTAAGAAATGAATCTGCTATTCGCAGGTCTGTAAGAAATATTGTACAAACAATTCCCACAGAAAAATTTTTTAACTCAGTTTTTGGTTCTAATGTCAGAGGTTCATTATTTGATTTCATTGATTTTGGTACTGCATCAATAATTGCAGATGAAATTGAAATTTCTATCAATAACTTTGAAACAAGGGTAAATAATTTACAAGTAATTGTAAAACCTAGACCTGACCAAAATACATTTAGTGCTACTATAATTTACGATATCATCGGTCAAGAGTTTCCTACACAAGAGTATTCATTCCTTTTAGAGGCAACAAGATAAAATGCCTTTTACAAAATTTACAAATTTAGACTTTGATCAAATAAAAGAATCTATCAAAGATTATCTTCGTGCTAATTCAAATTTCACGGGATTTGATTATGAAGGTTCTAACTTCTCAGTCTTGATTGATACATTAGCATATAATACCTATATAACGGCATTCAACTCTAACATGGTCGTAAATGAGTCTTTCTTAGACTCTGCGACTCTTAGAGAGAATGTCGTTTCTTTAGCAAGAAATATTGGATATGTTCCAAAATCTAGAAATTCTGCGAAATCTACAATATCTTTCTCAGTTACAGTAAATGGTTCAAATACACAAAAATTATCTCTTCAAAAAGGTCTTGTATGTAAAGGTCTTATAGAAAATACATCATACTTATTTTCGGTGGTAGAAGATATTACGGTTCAAACTGAAGATGTGAGTTTTACAGATGAGAATGAAAATAATATTAATTCCGTAAAAGCAGATTTTAATAATATTGAAGTTTTGCAAGGAACATTTCTAACAAAGCAATTTGTCTATGATGGATCAATAGATCAGAGATTTATTTTAGATAATTCTTTTATAGATACTGCAACAATAAAAGTTTACATTGATGGAGTAGAATATAAATTAGTTGATAATATTGTAAATGTGAATAGTGAGTCTGCTATATTTTTAATTCAAGAGATACAGGATGAAAAATATGAATTATTGTTTGGTGATGGATTAATTGGAAAGAAATTACAAAATGGTGTTGTTATTCAAGTTAACTATTTGGTAACTGAAGGTGAAGAAGGAAATGGTGCATCATTCTTCTCCTTTGCAGGTAGAATAATTGATAGCAATAATAACCCAATTTCACCGCAACCATTTGGTGTAAATACAGTATCTAAAGCACAAAATGGTTCCGGAATTGAAAAGATAGATTCAATTAAGTATTTTGCTCCAAAGATATACTCCGCACAAAACAGAGCAGTAACTGGTCAAGACTACGAATCTATCATTAAAGAAATATATCCAGACACAGAATCTGTTTCTATTATTGGTGGAGAAGAACTAGAACCCCCAGAATTTGGTACAGTTCAAATATCAATCAAGCCAAAAAATGGTGAGTTGGTTAGTGAGTTTAATAAGTCTAGAATACTTTCACAACTCAAGAATTATTCCGTTTCTGGAATTAAGCAAAGTATTCTAGACTTGAAAGTTTTATATGTGGAATTGGATTCCTTTATTTATTATAATGACTCAAAAGTATCTACTCCACAGACACTTAAGACTAAAATATCAAATACTCTCAGTAGTTATGCAAAATCTTTAGATTTGAATAAGTTTGGAGGAAGGTTTAAGTATAGTAGAGTTTTAAGAGCAATTGATGATACTGATACTGCTATAACATCTAATATTACTAGGGTAAAGATAAGAAGAAATTTAAATGCTCTTTTTAATCAATTTACCCAATACGAACTCTGTTTTGGTAATCAATTTCATGTAAACGATAGTGGATTTAATATTAAATCAACAGGATTTACTGTTGCTGGTGAAAGTGAAACTGTTTATTTGACTGATGTTCCAAATCCAGATAGAAAGACTGGATTAATTTCTGTTGTGAAAAATTTATCAAATGGAACAATTAGAGTTGTTTCTAAATCTGCAGGAACGGTAGATTATGTTAAAGGTGAAATTAATATTGGAACTGTAAATATTACTTCTACTGAAAGACCAAATAATATTATAGAAGTTCAAGCTATACCAGAATCTAATGATGTTATCGGGTTGCGTGATATTTTCTTGAAATTAGACATTTCTAATATCGAAATAAATATGTTAAAAGACGTTATTTCCTCAGGTGAAGAAATATCAGGGACAGTGTTTAGAAGAAGTTTCTATACATCAAGTTATTCAAACGGAAAATTAATCAGAGAGTAATATGATACGTACTGGATTTGAATCTAGAGTAAAGATTCAAGATGTAATTTCAAACCAACTTCCAGAATTTATTTTGGACGAAAGTCCAAAAACTCTTGATTTTCTAAAACAGTATTACATATCTCAAGAATATCAAGGTGGAACGGTAGATATTGCAGAAAATTTAGATCAATATTTAAAATTAGATAATTTAAAACCAGAAGTTATTGTTGACAATGTAACTTTAGAATCTTCTATTGGAGAAGATGGTGATACTATTACCGTATCAAGCACTAAAGGATTCCCAACAAAGTATGGACTTCTTAAAATTGATAATGAAATTATCACATATACTGGAATTACAACCAATAGTTTTATAGGATGTATACGTGGTTTTAGTGGAATAACCGATTATCATAATGATCTGAATATAGAAGAATTAGTATTTGAACAATCTAGTAAATCGTCTCATAGTGAAGATTCTAAAGTAACAAATTTAAGTTCTTTATTTTTAAAAGAATTTTTTAAAAAGTTTAAATTTACTTTTGCTCCTGGATTTGAAGGTAGAAAGTTTGATGATAGAATTGATGTAGGTAATTTTATTAAAGAAATAAAATCTCTTTATTCGTCAAAAGGTACTAATGAATCCTTTAGAATTTTATTTAATGTACTTTTTGGAGAAAATCCATCCATTATTAATCTAGAAGACTATCTTTTAAAGTCTTCGGATGCAAATTATGTCAGATCTGATATTGTAATTTTAGAACCTATCTCTGATGGAAATCCTGTAAATATAAAAGGTCAATCGTTATTCAAAAATAATAATTCTTTTGTTTCTGCTGCAATTTCTTCTATAAGTCCTTTTACTAGAGGACAAAAATTATATTATAAAGTATCTCTTTTTGTTGGATCAAATGATGGACTTGCAGCAAAAGAAACTTTTGATATAACTCCAAATACAAAATCATTAGAGGATGTAAATGTAGGTGTAGGTAATTCTGTAATTAGTGTAGACTCTACTATTGGATTTCCAGAGTCTGGAACTATTTACTCCGGATCTAATACAATAACCTATACCAACAAGAGTATTAATCAATTTTTTGGTTGTTCTGGTGTAGAAAGCAAAATTTCTTCTACGAATAACATTTATTCTGATGATACTTACTTTTCTTTTGAAGATGGTGATACATCAAAGAGAATTGATTTTAGACTAACTGGAATCATTTCAGAATTTAATCAAGGTTCTGATAATATTATTATATCTGAGAATCAAAAAATATCAATTCAAAGTATTGGTGATAATGTTATAAACCCTCAAGATAATAAAAATTATAAGCAAATTTTCGCAAACTCTTGGATTTATAATGCTTGCCCTTCAATTGATATTGAATCTATACAAGGATCTAATATAATTCTAAAAAATTCTGTCGATAAATGCCAATTAAAGAAAAACGATTTAGTAGAAATTGTAGATAGAAGTACAAATATAGTTGTATACCCAACCTTAACATCCGACACTCCTTTTGTGGGTCAGGATATTTCTATAGGATCAAACCAAGTATTTTTATCAGAATTTTCTTTTACTGGAAATGGACTTTATAAGATAAGAAGAAAAGTAAATAAAGCATATAGTAATACTATCGGTTTTTTAAATGGAAATGGTTCCGAAATAACTGATATTCAAAATGTATATTTCGAAGATAACAAATTTGCATATGTCGCATCTAATTCTTTACCTTCAAGTAGAATTACGGGAATAACCACAGAATTTTTATATGATTTAACCCCCGAATTATCTGAACAGAGTATTTCCCCTGATTCCGGATTTATAACAGATAAAGATCTAGATACTGATGCATTCACTACAATATCTTTCGAAGATAAAGTTAAATTTATAACTGGTGATAGAGTAATTTATAATTTTTCAGATAAAAGATTAAAAAAATTAGATAATAATGAATACTTTGTAAAAGTAATTGACCAAAATTCTATAAAATTATTCGAATCTATAAGCACATTAGATGATGATAAGTTTGCTGCCAAATTTTACTCTGACGAGGATGAAAACTTTAATACAGATTCTATTTTAGGTTCTCATACCTTTACATTATTTTCTCAAAGTAATAAAAAATTATCCGGTTCAAAGATTCTTAGAAAATTTCCAATTCCTTCAAATATAAAATTTGGAAAATCCACAGATACTATTCCAAATTTTTCTGTAGGGATGCTCATAAATGGTGTAGAAATATCAAATTATAAATCGGGAGATAAATTATATTATGGCCCTCTAGAAAAAATTAGAGTTTTAAATGGTGGAAAAAATTACGATGTTATTAATTTACCCAAACTAAAGGTACAAGGTGGATCTGAAGAAGCTTTAGCAATACCAGTTATTACAGGTACAATAACAGATATTAATGTAACTCCTCAAGAATTTGATATTGAGCAAATTACAAGTATTTCTATCGAAGGTGGAAATTCTAAAGGAGGATTATTACAACCAATATTAACAAAAAGAAGAAGAGAAATTTTATTTGATGCAAGAAAAACTACCCAAGGTGGTGGCATCTCCACGTCCACCAATCAGATAACATTCTCAGAAGATCATAATTTATTTAATGGTCAAGAAGTAGTTTATTTTAATAATGGAAATAGTAACGTCAGTATAGGATTGGGATCATCTACTCTTACAAATAATAGTTTTTATTTCGTATCTGTAGACAACAGCACAACAATTCAATTACATGAAACCTTTGAAGATGCGATAAATGATACAAATCCTATTGGATTTGGTGGAACTATTTTTACGGGAATTCAAAAATTTAAAACTGCAGACTTTAAAGACACTCTCACTGAAATTAGAGTTATTGATGGAGGAACATTTACAAATAGACAACTGTATGTTAAAACATCAGGAATATCTACTACAAAAAATACAATTAACTTTGAAGATCATGGATTTTCTACTGGAGAAGTTGTCGAATACTTTATTGATTCTGGAGAGACTCCAATATCTGGTCTTTCCACAACAAACAGTTATTATATTGTAGCAAATAATAAAGATTCTTTCCAATTATGTGATGCTGGTATAGGAAATACAATATCATCTAATTTTGAAAGAAGGAATATTGTTGAATTGACAACAACAGGATCTGGATACCAAAAATTTAAATATCCAGATATCAAAATATCTGTAAACTTATCACCAGTAGGATCTGCAGTTGAAACTGCAAAATCTATACAAGTTTCACCAACTATTAAAGGATCTATAGAACAAATTTATGTTTATAACAAAGGTCTTGGGTTTGGTACAACAACACTAAATTTTGAAAGAACACCAAAAATATCTTTACAAAATGGAAAAGAAGCAAGTATCAAACCAAATATTATTTCGGGATCCTTGTTATCTGTCAGCATTGAATATGGGGGGTTTGAGTATTTTTCCGAACCAGATTTAGAACTATTTGATTCTACTGGAAAAGGATCTGGAGCTAAGTTAAAAGCAAATATTTCTAAAGGCAAAATCTCTTCGGTCGTTGTGATTAATAGAGGTTCAAATTATCCAGACAATAGTAAGATTATCATAAGACCTAGAGGACTAAATGCTGTATACGAAGGAAAAATTAGATCTTTAAATGTAAATTCCCCACAAAAAAGATCCGGTTTATATTATGATTTAAAAAATAAAAATCAAGGTCTTCAGTTCACTTTTAATGGATACTCAGATAAATTAAGAGACTCTTTTGGGGAAGAATCTTCTACAAGTTCTGGTATTATCGGATGGGCTTATGATGGAAATCCAATATATGGTTCTTTTGGAATATCAGACCCTACAGATATAAATTCAACTACAAAAACATTAGTTTCTGGATATACTCTAGACACTTCAAAAGTTATTGATAGACCTTCTGAGTTTTCTGATGGATTTTTTGTTGAAGATTATTGTTTTGATAATTCTGGAGATTTAGATGAACATAATGGAAGATTTGAAAAAACAAAAGAATTTCCAAATGGAGTTTATGCTTATCATGCTTCAATAAATTCAATTACAGGAAATCCAGAATTTCCATATTTTATAGGAAACACGTTTAGATCAAATTTATTAACCGAAAATAATTTCTTAGATCAAACATTTGAATTTACAAAATCTAATTTAATTAGAAATACTTTCCCATACAAGATTACCGAAAGATTTTCTGGATATGATTTTGTAACAGAATCTAGAGAAATCTCTAATCAAGATGTAAGAATAACTTCTATTTCTAAAGGTATTATCGATAAAATTGATATTGTAAATTCAGGAGAAAATTATAAAATTGGTGATAAATTAAAATTTGAAAATCAATCTTTTGGTGGTGGTG